GAATGACCCATAGCATCAGCAGGCGTTGAGACAGCCGCTGTAAGAAAATTAGCACCCTCAAGGTAACTACTTGCGAGACCGTGGGTGTACCAGCTCGTAGCAAAGGTAGTGCCAGTAAGCCAGCCACCAATTGCAAGATAAGCAGTGGGAAAAAGAAGTAGTCCAGACCAGCCCACAAAGACAAAGCGATCCCGTTTAAGCCAGTCATCAAGGACATCGAACCACCCCCTCCTTGTTTGTGTAAGTGTAGAAGTAACCATTTTTATTTAACGTTAAAGATTAAAAAAGGGGGTCGTAATGACCCCCATTTGTGTTGGATGGTTGATATATCAACCGATAGAAGGTGCGGTCAAGGCCACAGGTGTGGACTCAGCAGCCGCAAGATCCAAGGGGAAGTTGTGAGCGTTGCGCTCGTGCATGACTTCCATTCCAAGACCTGCTCTGTTGAGGACATCTGCCCAGGTGTTGACGACACGTCCTTGTCCATCGATGATGGATTGGTTAAAGTTGAACCCGTTGAGGTTGAACGCCATGGTGGAGACGCCGAGGGAGGTAAACCAGATTCCCACGACTGGCCACGCTGCGAGGAAGAAATGCAGCGAGCGAGAATTGTTGAAAGAAGCATATTGGAAGATCAGACGACCGAAATATCCATGTGCTGCAACAATGTTGTATGTCTCTTCTTCTTGTCCAAACTTGTAACCATAGTTCTGAGACTCGTTCTCGGTGGTTTCACGAACCAGCGAAGAAGTAACCAGAGAACCGTGCATTGCACTGAACAGAGATCCACCGAAGACACCAGCAACTCCCAGCATGTGGAAGGGGTGCATGAGGATGTTGTGCTCTGCCTGGAAGACAAGCATGAAGTTAAACGTACCGGAGATGCCAAGTGGCATACCATCGGAGAAAGAACCTTGACCGAAAGGATAGACCAGGAAGACTGCGGATGCTGCTGCAACAGGTGCAGAGTAAGCAACGCAAATCCAAGGACGCATACCTAAACGATAAGAGAGTTCCCACTCACGACCCATGTAGCAGAAGACGCCGATAAGGAAGTGGAATACAACGAGTTGGTAAGGACCACCGTTATATAGCCATTCGTCCAGAGAGGCTGCCTCCCAGATGGGATAGAAATGAAGACCAATTGCGTTGGAAGATGGAACAACTGCACCAGAGATGATGTTGTTACCGTAGATCAGCGAACCAGCAACTGGTTCACGGATACCGTCGATGTCCACGGGGGGAGCAGCGACGAAGGCGACGATGAAGCAGATAGTTGCTGCCAACAGAGTTGGAATCATCAGAACGCCGAACCAACCTACATACAGGCGGTTGTTGGTAGAGGTGACCCACTGGCAGAAAGACTCCCATGTGGACGTTTGTTGACGCGAAAGTGTTGTTGTCATTTGAATAGGGTAATGTATGAGTACGGGGGGACGCACTAGTTTTAATATTCCCACACCACCCTCCAGTGTGGGTTTTAGAGACGTATTTTATTTCCCTAGAGGTCTCGGTTTAAGGGGAAATTGAGTGTTACGTTTCGTAACGTCAATATATTTATATTAGCATAATCTCACACTCCCGTCAACCCTTGAGTATCCAGTCGAACTAAAAATATAAATAATCGTCTTTTTAATCAATCTTTAATAAACTTAATCTCTAAATAGATGTGAGTACATACGATTAATTTAAATGAGAAAGGCATTAGTTGCTCTTGGAATGTTACTGATGACTACCACTGCTGTTAATGCTGGTGGACTTGTTACTAAGCACACTTCAAGTGTCCAACTAACTGTTGATGCTGCTCGTGCTACCTCTACCAGAATAGGTTCTACATTTAGCATCTCTGGATCTAATATAGATACTACTGACGGCACTACCGCAGGAACTGTCTCTGCTGGTACGATTACTTCTGGAGTATATGCCCCAGGAACTATCGCTGCTACTCAGGATACTGCTGGTGCAGCGTTTTCATTCAGTCAATCCTACACTCAAGCAGACGCAGTTCCAGCTGCTGCTGTTTCCATAGGTGCGGCTCCTAATTTCTCAAGCGTTACTTCATATGCAGCAGGAGACAATACTGCTTTAGCAGGTACTGTTACATCTGCTGGAGTTCTTACGGTAACGGCTGGTGGAGCTGGTACTAGTGCTACAGGACAATTCGTAAGTGAGATCACTGTTATTGACTGATAACGGAGGTCGTCATGACTTTTGGAGGGACGATATTAAAATATGCGATAGGTGCGGTGGTTGCAAGTGCCATACCTGCAACTGCCCTGGCGGTCCCTGTGGTCCCAAACTTCACCCAGGGCTCAATGACGAGTCACACAGAGACAACATCGAAGGTGACTGAAACTATTAATTCTATAGATTATAATACAGGATGGCAATATTCAGTAACTGGCACAAACGTGGGAAATGGTGGGGCAGCATTGAATCCATCAAACGTAACCAATTCAGTGATGGTGAATCCACTCGGAGGATTGGAGGGACAGGTTTCGACAACAAATACGTCTGCAAATCTGGGGTCAGCGAAGTTTATAATAACAGATCCGAAAGAAGCGTTTCAATTTACTCAAACGTATTCGGGACCGGGAATGTCAAATCAAACAATAATTCAAAGAGTAACGGAAGTTACAAGCGTAACAGATACAACAAGTGTCTTTACCCAATAATTGCATTACTTATTGCATCACCAGTTAAAGCAAACGTAGGTGGTGTATCAGCAACAGCAAATCCAATCGCAAACAGTAGTGGCTCAGTGACTAATCAGGCCATTCAGGTTCTGCAAGGTCCATATGTAACTAACACCTATGGTGGTGGAATCTCTTGTCAAGGTCCTACAGCAAACATAACTCCCTTTATTACACACAGTAGAAGTTATCAAGATCCATTTGAACGATTCTATTATGAACCACAATACGATGGTAGAGATGTCAAAGGACAGAAAGTAGAAATACAACAGCAAGTCAAAAACTATCCTTGGGAAGAATGGTATGACGATAGAGTCAGAACTGATCCCAATGATCCTCTATATGATGTCAATGAGGATGGTGAACCAGACAGATGGTTTGAGGATGGTGCAGATATGACCATCGTTATCAAAGACATTCAACCAGATGGTATTCCAGATAGACCAGGACGTGTGTTGTGGGACAAACCAGTTAGAACAGGTCAGCAAGATAATTTATCTACCAATATTGGATTATCAGCAACGTTATCTTTCCCACTTGATGGAGGACTACAAGAAAGATGTAAGGCAGCTGCAGATACACAAACTCAATTAATGAGACAAACAGTTGCTAACAAAAGATTGGATTTTGAGATCGCCCGTCTTAAGAATTGCGGAGAATTAATGAAGAGAGGAATCAGTTTTCATCCCAAGAGCCCTTATTATGCTATTTGTGCTGATGTTGTAGTTCAAAATGTAAATACTATTCCACAACATAAACACAGTATCCCTCCTATTTCTTCTTCTTCGGTTCCTTCAAGACGGGTAGTCCCCTCTTCTCCCGATACTGATTCGCAATCACCTCTTGGCGGGACAATCTCCGGGGTTTCTTTCCCAATAAGGTCTGCACCTTTGTCAGCACCTTCTTCACAACCGGTTTCACCACTCTTAACAAAAGATCAGCAAGAGGTTTTGCAAGTATTGCCGAAGACGTTGCCACGACAGCAATAGAAGCAGTAGCAGTTACAGCACCTGCTGATGGAACATTACCTATAATTTGTTCGGTGATACCAATATCTTCTGTAACCTGAATGCATTCTTTACCCACCAATCGGTAATCAATAACTTTTTGGTCTCCCTTAACAAATCCAACAGGTTCCTTGAGTTCTTGTGCTTCTGTTGGACAGGGGATATCTTGCTGTGGTGTTTTAGGAACAGAGGGTGTTTCTGGTGTTGGTGGTTTAGGTGCCTCAGGTTCTTCTGGTGCTCTAACTGGAGGAACTTCCTGTGATTTTTGTTCTGTTTGATATTGCAGTCTTCTAGCATCATAGTTGATGGCAGAGAAACTAGGCATCTCCCCATCACAAAATATTTTTACTTTCTCTGGGTCGTTGTTTGCCAGACTTGCATTCTCTTCACTATCCTTGTGAGATTCAATGCAACCAGGTACATTGACAATAGGAATACCCACCTCTGAAGTCACAGGTGGGTATATTGGAATGGCGATGGATGGTTCCGTTAACCATCGTGGAGTTGTTGGAATGTTTATATCGCGAATATTAATCGGTTTAATATCAAGACCAACAAAGGGTATCATCAGTCTTCAAAGTATTTTTTAATAACTTCTAAACGTTCCTCCTCCTTCGCAATCAAATCAATCTGATCCTGTACAGAAGCAAGAATATCTGGATGCTCACCAATACCTACAGGATTCTTGAGATAAATCTCGATATTCATTTTTGCTTTCTTGATGTTCCCAATGGCAAGTGCCTTGAGAGCTTCCAACATTTCTCTTCTCATACTAATGTACCATGTGCTCTACGAATTTCTCTTAACTCTTCAAAATTTTTCTGTTTAGTACCACCATCATATTCCCATGCATACCCTTCGGTAATCATTTGTTCGTTGAGCGACACCTCTCCATCCCCGATGTATAACCAGCCAAGTAAACGACCATACTTCCCGACGCCACCAACAAGTTCAGTCCTAATAACAAGGTCATCATCACCAGATATAGCACCCTCCAGTTTCTCTTTGATCCAGTTAGTTGCATCATAACCCAACTCCTTTTCTTCAAGGTCTCTGGTTCTCTTTTCTGGAGTATCTACACCTGCAACTCTAACTCTCTCTTTCTTTGATAAATCAAATCCAAGATCAATAGTAACGTCAATGGTATCACCATCAACAACTCTATTAATCTCAACTACGCGGAAGTTGTAACAACTCTTCCTGCTGGGTGGAACCATCGCGCCCATAATCGATCTCCTTTGAATCTGCCGATACTGCAATGCCTATGATGAATGTTGCCGCAGCAATTACTGCACCGGCACCAGCAACCCAACGTTCCAATACACGAATACGATCCGTAAGTTTTTCTAAATCTTTATTCGTATCATCAACACGTTTATGTACCATTTCAATGCGACGAATAGAATTTTCTAGAGAACTGTCTATTACAGCAATCTTTGTATCCTGTTCTGCATCTTTGTTAGTAAGGTCACTCATCTTTCATTTCATCGAAAGCCATACGCATTATATAGACAATATAATATGTAACGCCCATAAGAAATATTATCAAACCAATAATAACGCTCCAAGTTGGATCGTTAAAATTTTCATGTGTCCTCAGTATTAGATTCATATTATTTAACCATCTTCTTTAGGTTCATTTCTTTTTTTCCATAGTTCTAGAAAGTATCGATCAACTTCATATAAGTCAGATATAATAGGTAAATTGGTATCAACATCTTCCGACCAATCTTTGCATAGTGATCTCATATCTGATGAAATATTAGGTGGTGTAAACATTCTTCCAAACGATGACATGGCGAAAGCAAACCTCATTCTAATGCGCTGTTCCATTTCCGTCATATTTGTCGCTTTCATAATAGATATTTTCACCTTTTCTGTACCCGAAATATGCGGTGGCACATAAAAATGGTAGTGATCCGAAAAGTAGGACATGGGCTAGTGTCATTTTTCAATTGGTCCAAATACTTTACATTTTTTACAGTTAGGACCTTCACATTCCCAACCTTTATTGCAGTGTTCGCATCCTTTACCACCGCACTTTCTACAAATCCAAAAGATTTTATCTGACATCGTGTCCTCCAAACATATAACGCATTCCGTTAAGGACACGGTTTGCAAATTCTCCTAGTCTTCTGGAGTTGAATCGTTCAAAGAGGGCAGCAGAGATAACAGGGGCAGGTACACCAAGGTCCACAGCAGCATGAACAGTCCAACGACCCTCACCACTATCGCTAACTCCCCCACCGAACTTGCTAAGCTCTCTATCGCTGCGTAGTACATCAGCGGTAAGATCAAGCAACCAAGAACCGACCACGCTGCCACGACGCCATAACTCAGCCACTTCAGCAACATCAATATCATATTGATAGTCTTCCGGATTCTCCATCGGAGCAACCTCGGCATCCCCTTCCTTAATGTATTTGGATCCAAGATCCCCAGAATGCAGAATATCCAACCCTTCAGCGTATGCCTGCATGATCCCGTATTCGATTCCATTATGCACCATCTTTACGAAATGCCCTGCGCCAGGTCCCCCGCAGTGTAACCAACCATACTCAGCAGATGTTGCGTGGGAATATGGATTAGTGCGGGCTGCAGCACCAATTCCCGGTGCGAGTGCCCTAAAGATTGGAGCGCAGACGGATACTGCAGTATTTGTACCACCAACCATAAGACAGTATCCACGCTCCAGACCATAAACTCCACCACTAGTACCACAGTCAAGATATTGGATGCCCATCTTAGACAACCTTTCTGCTCTCCTGCGAGAATCCTTAAAGTTGCTATTGCCATGGTCAATAATAATATCCCCGTCGCCAAGTAATGGTAGTAGTTCATTTAATGTGTCCTCGACTAGTTCTGCAGGAATGACAAGTTGAAAAATTCCAGGGCATTCTGAATAGATTGTCTCACCAGATTTCTCTCCGTATATAGATACCTTTCTCTTTACTACTTGAACAAGGCTTTCCAGAGAATCTGCAGCTGCAGTAATATACCCACTTTCTTCTGACTCTTTTGCTTTGGCATAGTTTCTACGATATCCATAAGTTTCAATACCTTCTTTAATCATTCGGCGGGACATACCTTCTCCCATCCGACCAAGACCAATAATACCAACTCTCATACTCACCTCGACTTAATTGCTAGTAATGTTTCGTAGGGAATCCAAGCAGGTGTTTCATTCTTGAACTGAACTTGGACTTCTGTAATAACTCTTTCAAGATCCTTTCGATAGGATTGTCTTGTATTTTTTACACACGATAATGGATTAGTCATCAGGTCCTCCAGGGTACTGCGGATTGCATTCTTCTTCTCATCTCTGCTGCTAACGAAGCATATTCGTTATACATTTTATCTCCTGCAACAAAACAATGTTGTCTCTGTTCTAACGCATCAATAATCAAAACGTAATCTTGTTTTGTAAAGTCGGGAAAATAATTCGTCATGGGTTTTTTGGATCTAATCCTAGTTCTATAAGATAGTCTATCCACCATTGTGGATCCTTATTTGTTTTCCAGTTTGGAACTGGTAAACCTTTCTCAGAATAATATTCTGATATCGCATCATCTAAAATCTGTGCGATCTCCATACTCCTCTTCCTCCTCGTCAACATCTGCATATGCGTCTGCCACATATGGTCCGTGTGGTTTTTTGGATTCTGCTCTGACATACTTTCGTTCATCGTTGACTGCAAAAATCCACAAACTGAGTTTCATTACAACCCATATTATCACAATAGGAGATAGACAAGCAAGTAAAACGAGTGGGTTCATGTTGGTTTTCTGAAATACTCAGGTAAGGGACATCCTTTAAATCTTTCTATCTCATCTACCGACAATACAAACATGCACGTAACACCTAAACAAAAAGCAAATAATAATTGAAGAAAATAATTCCTATCCACGATATCTACCTGGCCATGATAGGTGCATTCCAGAGATTAGCAATACAATAAAAGCAAATACAAACAAAAGATCCATAATCTACCTCGCAGTTTCCAGATCACTCGTAACGAGAACAGATTCTAAATCTTTCTCTCTAATAGTTAGTCGATCAGGATCTATTAATCTAATTGCCTCAGCAAGTTCTTGGAAGTGCTGAATCTCATCATTCATAATCTCACAGATCTTCTTATCATCAGGAAAACGTGTCAGATACTCAGCGTATGTGAGTGAAGCATGAACCTCTACTTCATATGAGAGGTGGTAAGCAGACCTAGGAGCCACCCAATAATAAACCACGTTGACCCAATAATAGATAAGGACGAGGTGTTTGGCAAAGAAACGATCAATCCAATAAGAATTACCGCCCCTAGATTCCATGTACTCCAGATGTTCTGTTTCGTTAAGAGTTTGAGCAAAATGTTCCTCCATCAGATAAATGTGTTCTGGCCCGCGCAATCCCATTGATTCTCGGAAATGAAGGACGCTTAAAAAAGCGAAATAAGGTGCCCGAGCAATCTCCTCAAGCACCCAGAATCGTTGATAGTCTCGACCTTTATATAAAAAGTCAATGATTGCGACTGTTAAATTAAGAAAATATGTATTAAGTGTAGTCATCTTCATCCTCGTATAAAGGACATGGTTCTTCAAATAAATGCTGCATTCTAAGTTGTTTAATTCTCTCCCTCAATTGTTTGTAAAACTCTCTCCTCTCGTCTTCGTTCATAGAATGACTTCATAGAAGTTTACGTGACTACCCTATCTAGTATAGCAAATCGTAAAATAATTCTGAATATTAGCAACCACTAACAGTTTTTGCAATCTCTCCTCCAACAGATTTACCCATATTCTGACCTAATAAAGTTGCCCATCCTGCTGCCAACCAACCAACGTATGGAATGCCAGTAAGAATAGGAGCGGCACTTGCTGTGATACTAGCACCTACCATTCCTCCTGTCGATTCTCCAGCGCCCTCCGACTTGATACATGCGAGATCTTCTGCATTCCAAGACTTTCCCTTTGTGGGTAACTCACCTCCCTGGAGATTTGTATCACCCTCCATAGTATATTCGTGAACGTTATAACTTTCTGTCTGGACAGATCCTTTAGATGACTTACCAAACATTCCCTTCTCATCATACTCTTTATCAACAGAAGACGACTTAGTTGTGGTCAGTACCTTAGGATCATTTGACTTATAGTCAATACGATATCCCTCTTTTCCTACATCAACCTTATAAGATGAATAAGGTCCAGTAGGGAGATTGATAGCAGGGAACTGTGGACGATCAGCATACTTTTCTGTCGTCTTCATCTGATAGTTCATAAGATGCCCTAGCACACCGATATGTGCTACTGCAACCAGACCACCTACTCCTAAAGCACACCACTTGAATGGGTTAGCCATGACTTAGACCTCAAACTTTTTCTTTCTTGTCGCTTTCCTCTTTTTTCTTTGCTGGAACAACCCCAAAAGTAGCTAACGTCCCGGTGAAGACGCTGGCGATAAAAGTCGGATCGATATTTTTCTGAGGCATACCAGGGACAGTTACATAATTAAGAGTCAGAATTGATGCTGACCACCCCAATATAATAACTCTCACAAGGGTAGACACCCCTTCATCAGCCCACTCAAATTTATCCTTTTTGGTTTCCTCTTTCTTTACGGTAGTTGATTCCATACGAAAAGAAACAAGGCAACTTTATTTATGATTCGAGTTGCTCTACTGAGATTGTTGTATGTCTAAGAGTATTAAACCTTTTACAAAGGCTATCGCTTGATTCGTGTTGCCATTTTTGATACGCATTCTTTAAGGATTGGATGTAATCATTTCCATCGATGCCATTCATCTCCGCAGCAACTATGGATTTGATTAACACATCCCTTGTTAAATGTGTCATTTGAAAATTTTTGTTATCCAATAACAGACTTCTACATTACGAGACTGAAGAAGGTTTGTCAAGAAGCCTGCCTTGGCTGTGCTTCAATTTGTATTGAATGTTATTATTTAGGAATGAATCCATTTTCGACCAACCATTCCCGCGTCTTAGGAGTTGGTTCATAGTCAGTCCACATAGTTCCAGCAGCACAAGACGTGATTGCTTCTACAGTCATACCCTCAGTATGCCCCGCCCAGAATGCTTCTTTCTCCCACGGAATAGCATGAGGCATATTCTTATAAGTCCTCCGTGCCATCTCCTGCCACATCTCAGGGACATCCTCTTCATTATGAATGATAGCAATCATATTATTCTTGATACTTCCTGCCATACAATCTTGTGCAGCGTGCCATCCTTCATGACGCATAACGCTCATTAGTGTTCCTGGACGACCCACATATCTTTTATTGAGGAAGAAGTTATTACCCACTGTATGATAAACACCGCGATGACCTACAGGAAAATATTTTTCATCTGCTAGAAACACCCCAACTCCGATCCTACTAAGGGCAGAGAGCATTCGATTGAACTCGTTAGAAACAGAATAGAAATCATCAGTATTGGAATACTCACTAGAAATATCCAAAAGATTATTGATCTTTGTGACTCCATCTGTGCATTCCCTGAGTAACATACATCCCATGGCATCCATAGTGTAGTAACCCTTTGTAGGTTCACTGCGGACTGGTATAGTCATCCCATGAGCAGCACCAAAAAGAAGACCGGCAAGAATATATCTAATCATGGTAGAGACACTCCACCGGTCATTGTAGGCAGTTCAGAGACACCACCCGTCATTGTAGGCAGTTCAGGTGTAGCAACATCAATCAAGTCTGGAAGTGCTCCCGCAATCGCTTCTGTCGCTGCCTTAGACACTCTCTCTTTTACATTCTCTATAATCTTATCCCTAGAAACGTAAACATACGCCCCGCCACCAATAATACTCGCCGTTCCTAGGAATGATAATACTGCTAAAACATTAATTACTTTTTGCATAGTAAACCTCAAAATATTTTGCTACTCCAAATGAAGTCTTGTGACCTTGAGAGACCCAATCATGAGCACACTCAAAGATGGATTGACTGGAGTATTTAGGAACTACTCCATCCATCTGTGCGCCATACTTCTTGAGAAGGATTTGTAAGACCTCCTCACGTAGTTTCATTTTCTCTGGACTATATCGCCAATCATCTTTCATGATAGTTCTCCGATCCACCAATAGGGTTCAAATGTATTGTAGTCCCTCCAGATTGAGTTGCAATCTCATACATGTCCTGATGAATTGTTTTGGATTCACCAGTACCATAATACTTGTGTGCTTCCTTCTTAAATGCTTCATATTCTCTCTCCATATAATCTTTGTTTTCATCAGAAAAAATTGCAGGTCCAAACCACTTATCATCTTCCAGATACTGTGGAGCAGGAACTGTTGCGTGTTTTGCCTTAGAAACGTTAAATGGGATGAATGGAAGATTCACACCTCCAGATGTAACCTTGATGCCTGTGTTTGAAAGCATACTTTTTACCTTACCTAGAAGTTTCTGTTTGATGTTATTTAACATTATGAAAGAACTAGTTTCTTAGAGTAGTTATACGCATAAGTCTCGCGCTTTCCTTTGATGCCCCAACCTAACCAACGGTATGCTGGTTTCATGTAATAAGACACACTTTGTCCGCTACCTTCAAATGTGGGCAAATACTTTTGAAAGATATTTTCATTAATCATGTAACGAGTCTGACATGACAACTCACTAGGATCACAATCATACTTTTTGGCAAACATTCCTAACCCATTATAACGCTTCGGAGTAGTCCACTGGATGATTCCATACCCACCGCGATAGCAACGGTCATAAGGAACTCTAGCACCTCCTTCGCATACATTGGCACGGAAGTTACTTTCTTGTTTAATGTTACCCAGAATCGTTGCAAGTGCATTGCGGTCTTTAATGTTTGTACTTTCTTGTAACTGACTCAGAATATATTTTTCTTCTGGAGTGCATTCAGGACAGTTCCATGTTTTCTGGTGTGAACCTATGTCCGTAGCAGCAATAGCCGTAGTTACAGCATTTGGAGCGCATGACGTGCCAAAGAGTCCTAGCACTGAAAGGGCAACAAATGACTTAAACATAAAAGGGGAACGTAATGCTCCCCTATTATAAGTTATTAAATTTTTCCTGTCAATTGTTTGGTGCCGTGGCAGGAATCATCATTCCCCCACCAAAGTCATCATCATCATCAACATCTTGAGATAATGCCCAGACGACCCAAGCAAATAACAAACCAGATGCTAATGCTAACATGTTCTCTATCACCAAATACCTGGAATAAGTTGACCTGTAATAGCATAAGATCCCATTGCTGCTACTACTCCGAGCATTGCTGCCCAACCATTAATGCGTTCTGCTTTTTCATTCATTGTCCTGTCTCCTGTAAAGTTAGATAAAAGTTTTCATTCGTTGGTTTTCTACCATCTAGTTCGTAGATAGTAGAGTCTCCGTAAGTCTTGTGATCCTTGTATCCTACCATTCTCCCCTTCGTATTCTGGAGAGCAGGCATGAATACAATGTAGAAAAATACTCCCGGTGCTCCGATGATCAAAGCACTTGCGATTACATAGTATGTTAGAAGTTCAGCAAGGGAAGTTTCCATTAGTAAGTCTCAGCTAATTGTTCAACAGAGTAAGCAAGCAAAACAAAAAATGAAATGCTTGTTACGGTAAAAATTAATTCAGACATCAGATCATGCCAAAGAAAAGATTACCAGTCAGTGCGTATGAGAACACTGCAAAGAAGAAACCAATCATCGCAGTGCGACCATTCAGTTTTTCTGCACGTTCTGCATATGATTCGTAACCATAACGCTCAGCGTCTGATTTTGAAACATACATTTTTGGTTCCTTAGCAAAAAGATTTTGCTGGCCTCTTTCATTGGTCGTTACAGTCATTTACTTAATGTTGTAAATCTTTACATATTATATATAAAAAAAATAAGGCTGTCAAGCCTCATCAGATTTATTTTGTATTTTTGCTAACTCTTTTAGCAAGAGCATGTGTTCATTCTCTAAATCTTCTAATCTGTATTGAAGTTTCTCCACAAGATCATAAACATTTTTACACTCTACAATGTTTTGTTCACCCCTATCAGATTCTTGATAGAACCATTCCAACATCTTTTGTACTTTCTTTTTCACCAGTCGTCGTCTCCAAACTTTAAATTTTCTTGATGTTCTGCATTTTGTTTGCAATATCCATGAACATCCATCTCCATCTTTTGATGAGATCTTGTATGAACACCCTCAATTAGAATAAGGACTCCAAGCAAACCAGCGGGGAGTAACCACAATTGGGAAGAGCAGCAGGCAATGCACCATTTTTTCCATTTAGGATCACATGACTTATTATCTTTCACTACAATAAACAGCTCCTGACATTGGATTAGGTGGGAGACACGTAAATTGTGATTTACGTGTCATCAATCCCATTATAACAAACAATTGAGCAATAACAATAAATGAGCAAATATATTTACTCAATTGCTTGCGGGTAAATTTCATTAGAACTTAAAGATACTAATACTATTTACCGGATCCTTCTCGTTAGAAGTTATAAAGAGTCCTTCTTCCTCAAGAGTCAGAAGTCCTTCAGGTGCTTTACCTGTGGGAAGAATCTGTGTCATCTTAGGAGCAAACAAATCAGTGATGTCATATACACCAACAGCGTTTGCTCTTTCAGCACCTACGAATAGCATACGCTTTCCATTGTAGGTTCCAACCGCGACGGATTCAGGTTCTACACCTTTCTTTTCAGCACGGGAGTCATTCCAATAACCTGCCTTAGCAAGAGTATTCTCAAAGGTGTTTCCTGAATCATACACAATCGTTCCATCTTTATGGAAGATTGTAAACCCTCTGGAACCACCACGCTTGTGCTCACCACGACGCTTCAGTTTATAGTCACCCTCATTGGCAGTAACGAAGTGATCTGAATCAATCCAAGCAACAGCATCGGGCTCACGACGAACACCCTGGCGACTGCCCACAGGCATGTAGTAACCATCCTTTGTGTCGTCGATATCATAGAGGTCTACCTTGCCAGCAGAGAAATCGGAGATGACATTACCACGGGAATCAAGAACAACAATATGGTTATTCTCTTGCAGAGTAACAACAATTTCACCTTTGTCATTGATATCAACAAACTCAGGTTCAGGATCGCTAGGAGCAATGTCAGCAAGTCCACGAACATCCGCATAATTTACATCACCATCAAGAGTCACAATTGCGACGTTACCTGCAGGATACTGAGGGATCAGTCCATCGTTGAGGTCTTCGTCTCGTTCATTTTCAATAGCAATAGCAGCAAACTTACCATTGGGACTAGTAGATACAGCATCTGGTTGACCAGCAAGAGGAATCTCCTTTACTACTTTATAGTCCCACATGTCAATCACTACCACCTTACCCGATGGATTCGTGAAGGATGATGAGGTGTTAACAGCCGCAATCGCATATCCGTCGCGTATCGCCACGCTGGTTGGTTCACCGCCAACATCCACGATAGTGATAGCAGAAGGGTTACTGGGATCGGCAATACTAACAAAATCAATAGTTCCCTTATCCGAGTTTGTGTACGCGAGGACTTGTCCATCGGAGGCTATGATTTCTGCGGCAGAATCTTCACCGACACCATACTGACCGACTTGAGTGAATTCTGGGGTGGATGCTAAAGCAGAAGAAAGGGCAGAAACATCTGCCCCAACCAATGCCCCACCGACTGCAACTGGTAACGCAACCAGTTTGATGAGGTCTAAAAACATAACTCTCCTTATATCAGAGGGAATTTACAGCAGCAAGCGACTTCTGTCGAAGAGACTCGGGGAGAGGTACATATCCCAGAGAATCTGAAGCCGATTGTGCTTCTTCACTCAGCATATAACGAAGAGCAGGTTTGACCGCATCAGTCTTGTGACCAGGTTCTGCAAGAATCCAAGTCAGAGAAACGATGGGGAATGCGTTAGCACCAGCGGGATTAGCGTCGGTTCCACGAAGTTTATCGTCCAGGACGATTTGTGCAAGACCCGCAGCAGAGGTTGCACCGTTTGCCTTCACATAGTTACCAGCACGGTTTTGGATAGCAGCCTGTTGGAACTTACCACCAACAACATAACCATAGTTCAGGTAACCAATGGCACCTTCAGTATTACGGATGACACCAGCAACACCAGAGTTGCCCTTACCACCAACGGTTCCAGCAGCAGGCCATGCAACTGACTTACCACGTCCTACTTTGTATGCCCAGTATGGCGAGAAAGCAGAGAGAGAATTGGTGAAACCAGCGGTCGTGCCCGAACCATCAGAGCGAACAGCGACAGTGATAGGACCTGCAGCACAACCCAACTCCGACCAGTTACTAATACGTCCATAGAAAATCTTGGTAAGATCAACTTGAGACAGTTTGAGGTCACAACCAGGCTTGTTGTATGCAACAGCAATCGCACCACCAGTCATAGGGATCTGAACCATAGAACGGGAGATGCCAGCAAGTTTACTATCAGAAACTGCCTTATCAGATGCGCCAAAGTCGGTAGTACCAGCTTTGTACTGGCGTACGCCAGCTCCAGACCCAACTGCCTGGTAGTTGACCTGATTACCAGTCTTAGCAGCGTAGTCCGAGAACCACTTTTGATAGATTGGTGCGGGGAACGATGCTCCAGCAGCGTTCAGATTTTCTGCTGCTTGAGCAGAGGGAGCAGCCAGGGCAAATAAGCCCAGAGCAAGTGCAGCGATTTTCATTTGTTTATTTCCTCATTGTGTTTACTTTATGATCAGAATTCGTAAGTCAGAGAACCTTCGTACTTCCACTCAACAATATCATCAGCATCGGGCATAGTCCACTCAGCCTTGACTTTAGCGCCCAGGTTATCAGTCATTTTGATTTTAGATCCAACTTCAATCTGTTTGAAGGTTGCAGTGTCTTCATCGTTCTTAGTTTCCCATGCTGGACCAAGTTCAACATAAGGCTTGAGGTTGCCGACTTTAGTTTCATAACCAATGCGGGTCTCAACATAGTTCTTATCCATTTCGCTATCTTCACCCTTGATACCAACCTTAGTGGTGACATAGGGACCAGCCAGTGCAGGTGCTACTGAGGCGGCTCCCAAAACTGCCAGAGCAGAAAGTGCAAGTGCTTTTTTCATTTGTTTTGTACCTTTGTAAATTTACAGGGCTGTCTTATAAGACTTTTATAGTATACCATGGATCACTAATCTTGTAGTTAAGATTTAATTAAATCTCAAAACTATTAGACAAACCTCGATATATAGAGCAGTTTAACCAGAATTTAACACAATAAAGTACAGATAGGCACAAAAAAAGGGGTGCTATAGTTAGCACCCCGTAACATGATTAAAAGAAGGTTATCAGAAGTCGAACTTCACTCCGACTTTAGTTCCCCAATCAACGATCTCATCACCATCAGCATCTTCACCGGCAGTCATACCAGCAATCTCGCCATAGATACCCAGAGTCTCGGTTGCGGCGAAAGATACGCCTACCTTACCGGACAGTTCAGTCTCGGTATCATCAGCAGCTTCGCTATGGACGAAAGCAGGACCACCTTGCACATAGTAAGACACACGACCAGCAGCACCTTCGTATCCAACATGAAGGTCTGTGGTTGCCCCAGAGTACTCGCCGTCAGGATATGCGGCATTGGCCTCCAGATTGACATAGGGACCTGCTACGGCAGCGCCAGCGAAAAGGGGAAGTGCAGCAGATGCTGCGATTACGGATTTGAACATTAGTTTACCTCGTTTATTTACTTGCGGAATGGTTACCCGCAGATGAAAAGAACCTCGACATGGTTCTGCTGTTTCCTCGATTGATCAGATCGATTAGACTCACTCAAATAATTGCGGAGGTCGTCTATGGATTAGTATTTATAGTAACAGAATTATACCATTATTTTTAATTTGATGGGTTTTCTACACTCTTTGCGTTTGAGTTTTCAGTAATTCTACCTAGGAAAGGATCATAGTTCATCCACTCACGAATGTCAACTGATGGTCCTTGTTGTTGCCAGTAATTTGACA